ATATGATTTCCTGAGTGTGTTATTACAGTTCTTTTCCACCAAAAACTTACAGTAAAAGTTCTTCTATTACCTGCACTACTAGGAGTTCTTGTCATATAACCCCCATCATCTTCATCAAATCTACAGCTTTGTTCTACCTGATGTGAATAAAAAGCACCACCACCTGCCGGGGGGGCTTGCCATAACTCACTATTTAACATATGTCTATCCTATCCAAATGCAATTTGTGCCGCTCCTAATTTTATTGAGTTTGCTGCTGATACAAAATAAGGTATCACATCTATTGAGTTTGCTGCTGTACTAATTGTAAGTGCAGCTGCTGCCGGAGTTTCATAATCCGTTCCTGTACTTAGGGTTCTACTCCCAGTGCCGTCTTGAATAAATACTATAATACCAGATTGTCCTACTGCTTCTGTAGATGGGTTTGTTAAAGTTACATTGCCTGTTGCTGTAAGCACAAAGTTTTGATTTGCGTTAAAATCTAATGCTACATTACCACTTTGCGATCCTGCTGTCAAGGTCTTTCCACGAGCAGCAGCACCAAAGGTTGATACTAAGTTTTCATCTATGGATATTGCTGGTGTTGTTCCTAATGCAGAACCCTTACCAATAACTAGATCATCAGCAGAGTCATCAAGTCCTATGTGAAAATCTTGAGCGTTACCATCGAATACAATCTTTGCATCTTCAGCACCGGCATCACCAATTGTTAAAGTTGGTGTACCACCAGTTATAGTTACGTCTCCATCTATTGTTAGTAAACTGTCAGCTACTGTAATAAGATCCGTATCATCAGTATGTCCTATGGTTGTTCCGTTGATTAAAACATTATCAATATCTAATGAACCACCAGAGATAAGTCCTGTAGTTGTAATTGTAGAAGAACCAGTATCTATAGTCCCAAACCCAGAAGTTATAGAACCAGAATTTAAAGCACCTGTTGTAACGATACTTGCACCACCGGCTACCGGACTTAGCACAGAAGCTATTGCTGTACCATTAATTGTTATAGCATCTGCTTCTAATGTGCCATCCACATCAACGTCTCCAGAGATGTCTAACTCTGTAGCAATAACTTTATTATTAAAAGTTGCAGCTCCAGCAGCACTACCATCTATTGTTAAGAATGTTGTGTCAGCACCACCGTCTGTCCCTTTAAATATAATGTCACTATCATTAGCTGCAGCATCTATAGTTATGTCGCCAGAAGATGTTGTAATAGTTACAGCAGCATCACCAGTCCCTATATCATCAGCAGCCGTAGCAGAAGCCACGTATGTTTTAATTCTAGAAGCTGCGACTTTTCTATTTGTACCACCAGCACCATCATCAATAACAAACAAGTCAGCATCTGCAATATCAGCACCTATGTCAGTAGCACCGTCTATATCTAAGTTGGCAACAGAGAAAGAACCTGCTGCTGCACCTACGTATGTTTTAATTCTAGAAGCTGCTGTTTTCCTGTTTGTACCACCCGCACCGTCATCAACCATAAATAAATCTGCGTCTACTAAAGCTGCTCCTATGTCAGTAGCTCCGTCTATATCTATAGCAGCTACGGGTAGCGTGCCTGAATCTCCTGTACCAACTAAATTTCCTGTTGCTGTAGGCAATGTCAACACTGCTGAACTACCTGCAGAATGTGCAGGGCCTTTTAATTGTACGCCATGAGAGTTCTGTTCACAGTTAAATTGAATAGTACCCGGATTGGTATTACCCAGTACAGATACGTGTCCTGTGCCCTTAGCAGTTAAATTAAGGTCTATATTAGAATCGCCACCTGTTGCTGCTAATGAAGGAGCATTTCCTGTTGCAGCATTAGTAACATCAAATTGGTTTACAGCAGAAGATGTAGTTTGAAATATAATCTGTTCATTACCATTCTCATCACCGATAAAGTGTGCATCATCTATTAATATATTTTGAGAATTAGTGTCTAGGTTACCACCCAATTGTGGGGATGTATCTTCTACTACGTTAGCTAAATCTCCACTTGAACCGGTACCAGCAATAACAGTAGCTCTTGTTATTTTTTTAAGCCCACCACCAGACGCATCAACAGCTAAAAGAACATCACCAGATGCGGCAGTGCTAATTTCTGTTAAATCTGTAACAGCTATAGGATTAAAGTTAGTTCCATCTGCAACAAGTATATGTCCTGAAGTGTTCGTACCCATTACTAAGTCATCACCTGTTATGGTAAGATCACCACCTACAACTACATCACCGTTGAATGTAGCTTTACCTGCAAGAGCCATGTCAATGTCCAAAGCTGTAATTGCAGATGCACCATCTGTTCCTTTAATTTTAAAATTCTTATCTGCAGTACTAACTGTAAGTTCTACATCTGTAGAGCTGTTAGCAATGTCCAGTATAGAAGTGCCATCATCTTTTATAATTACGTTTGCACCATCAGCATCTAATATAATATCACCGGATGAATCTAGGGTAATATCTGTCCCATCGTTTGTAATAGTATCAAGTGCAATACTTCCAATGTTAGTAATATTAGCGTCACTCATATCAAAAGTTCCAGTGACATCTAAGTTACCACCAACTGATATATTACCTGTGGTAGTAATAGAATCTATAAAAGCATCTTTAAAATACAAAGAGCTAGTACCTAAATCTACATCTGAATCTGTAGTAGGAGCAATAGAACCATTGTTCATTGTAAATTGTGATTCACCACCTGTAGTAACTGTAATAACATCAGAGCCACTAAATGCAATTGATGTGTTTGTATCTCCATCACCGGCTATGGAGTCTAGCTGTACAGCACCCACATTAGATAATGCAGCATCACCAAAGTCTACAGCACCTGCTACGGTTAGCGTACCTGATACGTCTACGTTACCGTTTATGTCCACAGTAGTTGCTGCTATTTGTATTTCAGTGTCTGCTATTAAATCAAGCTGTCCGTCAGCTGAAGAGTGGATGTACAATCCAGTATCTCTAAATTGTAACTTCTCAGTTGTTTCTATTAATAAGTCATCTGATATTTTAAAGTAATCCTCATCTTCCATCCATGTGATAACGCCATCGTTAGTCTCCCCATCGAATGTCATTACGATATCAGTATTTGCTGTTCCTATTCCAAACGTAGGTTGAAGAAAAGCAGATGCTACCTGATTAAATTCATTATTTAAATCAGAAGCCTCAATAACTCCTCCGTCAACAATTCCTGATGAACTTTGTCTTGTATAAGTTGCCATCTTATGCCCTTCCTCCCGGTGTAAATTCTAATTGAAATCCTTTTAATGAAAAAGGAATGTTATTGCTCGTGTCTGTAATCTTAACAGCTACAGCAAACCCCGAGCCTTCTACTGTCTGTCTTGTTATAGGTAAGTCACCTTGTCCAAACGCTGCTGTTCCAAANAANCCTACCCCAAATATAGCACCACTTCCTGATGTAGATAGAGAGAATACATTTGGTTGTGGTGTGTTAACGTCAGCGTAGTTATATATAACAAACAAACTAGCACTAACTGCACCTTCTGGTTTCCAGTTTAAGTTTACTCTCTGCATTGTTTTTCTAATNCCCGGATCTCCCATTGTTATATCTGGAGAACGGTAGGTAGCATCTATGTTCGCTGTAGTTGCACCNCTAGTAAAAACATTACCAGAATCCTGTTTGTAGACGTATCCATCGTACCCTCCGCTGATAGTAGTCTCCACGTTGCTAATTAATTCAGAATCACAAGATGCCACTTTCATACCTTTAATATCTGAATACTCATAGCCCATTTGATTTGTATTCGGGTTGGTTTTAATCACAGCAATCAGCCCTTTCTGACTTGATTCTAATCCACCTGTTTTTGGGTAGAACAATCTATACTGTGATTTATTTCTAATTATCGTTGCTGTCACGTTGTCGTAACCTATTTCATTAATCCTATCTTGCACCTGTTTAGAAACAGTACCCAGTTCCACGTCACCAATTCTGGCTGTACCAGCAATTGTACGAATGCCGTCAGCTGCTAGGAAAATAATATCACCACCTATTTCCTGTATGGAATGATGTGCAAGCGTACCAACATTCTTTGCCACCTCGGCAAGTGCAAAGTCAGAAGAACTCTTTCCTGCAAGTTTATATATACTAGATTCCCCAAAGATAAATAACTCATCACGGAAAACTTTCATACCTGTAACTTCCACACCGATACTAAAAGAACCTGCACCAGAACCTGATGTGAAGTTATCTTCTTGGAATGGTACGCTAAATATTATCTCAGCTTTGCTGTCGCTCATGCCTGCGTAGAACATGTGGTTAGCAAATGATTTTACAAACTTAGGATTAGTAGGAGCTGTCCCACCACCTGTAGCATTTATTATATCTTCTGTATAGCTAGTATTAAGTGTAAAAGCACCTGCAGATCCTGTTGCTATTATTATCTTATCTCCTGAACCATAATTAAACTTATCAAAATCGTAAGTGTGTGTAGCTCCTTTACCAGTAGCCCTACTAGTCCAAGTACCACTTGTAGTTCCTGTATAGACAGTTCCACCTCTTCCTGCTATTACCAAATCATTAAATATAGCAGTTACCATTATTCTTTCTGATGCAGATGATACCTGTGGTACTATATTAGAATTAAACAATGTCGTACCATTTAATCTCCTATACCCACCTGTTATGTCCGGCTCGAAGTTTACAAGTTGCAAAGCCTCTCCGGGATGCATAGCAAACACATCTTTGTTCAGAGTTAAGCCCCCTCCTAAACTAGCCTTGAATGGTGATATGATCGAGGTATCAGGCATTTACATGTATCCTTGTATCTGTCATATATGCTTTAGTGTTTATATATTCTGATCTCATTATTTGTAACTGGTATTGGTATTCAGCAAGAGCCATCTGTGCAGCTTGAGCATCTGATCTTAATATGTGTGCGTAATATTTAGCTCTGGTTATTATTACATCTTTAAATCTATCATCTAAATCTATCGTGTCACTATGGGCAGATAAATCTGTGTGTACTTTCCAATATTCATACTGAATGCTATAATCACTTTTATCAGGCACTGGAGACAGTCCAAATTGTTTATCCTGTGTAGGGTATACATGTGTAGGCTTTCCTTGAGAGGATTCGTTGTTTGTCAAATCTCTTGTTAAAAACCTTTTGTTCCAGTCATCGTAGGTCATATACGTCAATCTAGATACAGGAATGTTTTCTGATACCCTAACGTAATCTACGTCTAAATTAGTAGAGTCATCGTTGTCTAATGTTATAAAAGTAGTAGAAGCAGACGCTGTAAACACAGAACTTAGAACTTCTCCTTCACCAAAGTTTGTTACAGTTATTGTTTCACTCAGGTTAGTTGTGTCTGCAGCCGAAGTGCCTACTTGTATTTTTAAATTTGATCCTCCTGAAGAAGAGTCAAATACTCTAACTTGTATTCTATATTCTTTATTTTTCACAGTAGATATAGATTGATTTGCTGCTGCAGCATTCAGTCTTAATCTACCATTGCCTCCTGAGTTGTAAGCAGGAGTACCAGATGATGTTGACCAGCTAGTGATTGCAGATGTAAACTCACCGTTAGTAACTAATTCTTTAGGGACTATGTTAAAAGAATCATAGTCTATTTTTCTGTAAGGAGCATCGCCACTTAACGGATAGTCTGCACTAGGCAGAGGATAAGTACGCTGTCCTGCATATGTAATTTGTTCTGTTGATTTGTAAAGATCAGGTATCTCTGATATAGAGTTATACACCTCGTGCATAGCTTTTAATATAAACTTCTTAACAGCTGTTTGTATACCTCTACTAGTAGAAAACGTACTAGAAGTAAGTTCAGCTTCGTTCATTTCGTTCAGTACATTATTAACTAATGTTAAATAAGTAGTTGCCATTAATTTATCCCCATTGTTTTCTTGCTACGCCTTGTGCAGTTTTAGAAAGTTCTCCGTAGTGATACAATCTTGCACTGCTTTTATTATGTGTTTTACCCGAGTGCAGTTGACCGTTTGGCATTTTATGCATGCCGCCCTTGTGAACTTTACCCTGTTTAGTATAATGATTTACGCCTTTCATCTAACAATTCCACTTTCGTAATGATTTATTAATTCTTGAATTAGGATCATTCTTCTTCTTAGACCCTGTTAGTTTCTTCTTCATGCCTGTCATACGAGCACAAAAACTAGCTCTTCTTTTAGCTGACTTAGAACCTTTCTTTAATTTAGAAGGTTTTGTAGTCACGGCTGTCTTTAATTTAGATCCGGGGTTTGCTTTTCTGTAAGACTTCACACCCTTTTTGTTCAGTCCTCCCGCTGGGTTCTTCCCTTCTTTTCTTTGCCATGCTGGTGTTTTAGCCACGTCTTACTTTCTTCTTTGGTTTCTTTGCAGTTTTAGCAGACCTTATAAAATTAGCTTTTGTTGGTGCACCCGGTGATCCCGGCTTACGCATCTTCTCACCAGACCCTGCTGCTATTCTTTTTTTCTTCGCATGAATATTTGCGTATAATCCTGTTTTTGCCATGTTAATTATCCAGTTTTTGTAAAATTATATCTAGAGTTTGCTCAATAGAATCTATACGGGTTTCCAAATCTTTTACTTTATCTTCTCCAACCTTTTTAGGTTTATATATTTTTTGTGTAGATGTTAGATTTATTGTTGACATGTTTTTCCTTTGTTTAGATTGAGGGAGAAGAATAACCCCTCCCTCAAAGTTATTTAGTCTTAGCCTACAGTATCGTGCTGTGAATCAGTATTGTTGTCGTCTTCATCAACACCTGAAATGTCACACATTACAGCCCATACTCTAATCTTACCAGCGGATGAATCTGCTCCACCGATAAGTATGTCTAAAGTATCTGCAGATGCTGATACATGTCTAGCAGTTGCAGTCAATGCAGCATAACCTGTTGCATTACCGTCACCGTCAACATAAATATCAACGTCTCCACCTGTAATACCCATATCCATAGTAGCAGAACTAGAAAGTGCAGTTATCACTTCTATTCCAGCTTCCATAATTAAAGTCTCTGCAGGTATGTCCATCACTTGTAAAACGTCTGCATTGTCCGGCCCAGTACCACCTCTGATTTGAGCTAAGTCAATAGTGTTCTCAACTAAATAAGGTGTCCTTCCATTAGAAGGATGACCTGTTGTGCCACCGGCACCAGTTACATTAATTGTACCCATTTTTTATATCCTTTCTAATTAAGAGTTCAAGTCAACTACGCCAGTGAATACAGCTTTGTATCCATCACCGGAGCCTCTAAGAACTTTCCTGCCGAAGACATGTAAACCTCTTACAATGTCAGAAAAACTATCTGGATCTCTTATTACTTCTGTCTTAGCAATATGAGATGCAGTAGCAGTTGAAGACATATGTCCAAACAACACATCAGCTTCACCAGATGTTGTTGAAGGGCCAAATGTATTTGCTGCTGCTGTACCTGCTGATCCAACAACCATAACATTAGTTTGATACAGGTCAAAACCGTGTATCTTTCTATCTGTTACCCTACCGTTGAACAGAGCAGATGGGCCTCCTGTTACAGATTGATCCATAATTTTTGAATCTGCTTGTCTTAGTAATTCAAAAAATTGTGGAGATGCAACCATCCATCTATTCTCAGCAGGAACATCATTGTCGTCTAATACTCTAGCTGCTGTACTAATGTAGTTTGCTATTTTGTCACCTGAATTACCAGATATAGCAGTACTTGCAACACCTAATGTTCCGTCTATAGTAGCGGCTCCATCATTCATTGCATTTAGTACATTAAAGTCATAAGACTTCTTCAAAGCATACGCTCCTGAAGATGTTGCAAGTGCTTCAAAGTTTACGTGTGACTGTCTCTCTTCGATATCGTCCACTTTAAACGCAAAGTAGTTGCCTTGGTCAACAGTCAGTGTAATCTGATCGTCTGCAAGAGTCTGTGTATTCACAGTTTGTCCTCGTGCATAAGATGCAACAGTAACTGTTGGTTCTTTTAGTATATTTACAGTATCGCCAAAATTCTCGATTTCCCCAGTGTAGTCGGTGTTAGTAATTGCTTCTACAACCGATGCTCTACGGAAATATTTAAGAACCTTTTGACTGTAAATAGCTGGTGCCCAATTTCCAGAAGGTAAATTCTGGTAACCGGCTGCTTTTCCCATTGTAGCCATATTTAGTTTCCTTTATATTTATTCGTTAATAACACGACCAGACTTCATAGCCTGATCAATTTCCGTTTCATACTTCTCAAACTCCCAAGGTCTAAGTTTCTGAATTTCAGACATCTTCCATACCTTTCCGCCTTTGCCAGTTGTGTTAATCTGCTTTGCAGTAGATTTGCTCACAGCTCTGGCAGCATCGTTAGATCTGTTAGAGGTCTGTTTCCTAGTTATACCAACGTCTGCTTTATATAAATCAACAGTCCTACTCGCCCAATTAGGATCGGTATTATTTTTCGTAATACCTTCAGAAATGCTTTTGGGCTGTTGCTCAAGCCAGTCTAAAAACTCTTGAGAAGTCTTTAGCTCGTTAAAATCAGGATGGTCATTTAAAAGCTGTTTGTAAGCTGATTGAACCTTTAGTTTCTTTTCCTTATCAGTCAATCTACCTATTTCAGCTTGGAGATCTTCCACTTGTCGAGAAGCCATCTTGTGAGAGATAGTTTCTACAACTTGGTATACGTCTGGATACTGATCCTTAAATTGTTCTAGTTCTTCAGCAGTCTTTGGTGGAGCATACTTAGGAGCTTGCTCTATAGTGCTCTTTTGTGCCTTTAGAGTTTCCTTTTCTTGCTTCCATTCAGACAGCCTTTGATCGTAGTACTTTTTAAGGTCATCGTATCTTTTCTTATACCTAACTTCAGTTTCAGGGTCTCCTTGAACCCCATCCGACTCTTGTTGAGCAGGCTTGGAAGAATCCATAAAACTTTCTACTTCAGGAGTGGCTTCCATCATGGCCTTGATGTTAGTGTCCTCAGTTTCTTCAGTTGTGTCATCTTCAGTTAGTACCCTATCTTTTCCCTTGTACATATCCATACGAGGGTCGTTATCGAGTACCGTTGCTTTATTATGTGCGTCAGTCTTTCTTTGTTTTGCCATTGTCTTATTCTCCTTTATCAGTGCCTCTTAATTGAGGGTGGCTGTTTATGGTTGTAGAAATCCAGTGCCGGGGCAAACGGGTGGCTGGATGGTTTTTTAGTTTTTTTATCAACTAAAATTTTGTTGAGCTCCCTTAAAAGGTGCTGCAATTCCTTGTTGAGGCTGTTGCTTACTTTCGTATTCAGCTACTAGTTTTTCTGTTAACTCTGTACCCCTATTGTTCATCTTCTCTAATCTTTTATATCCTATTTCTTGTGCGATAATGTCTGGTATCATTATTTCACCATTTGATATTAATATATCTTCTGCTTTTTCTGGTATCTCTCCTAGGTCTAGCTTCATACCTTTCTTTTGTAAATTATTTATAGCTTTTTGTATTACCTCTTTTATATACATCTTACCGTTAGCAATTACTGCACCTTTACTCAATATAAAACCATCGCTTTTAGTTTGTACGTCATCTGCTACACCTGAGTTGTCTTTTCCGGCTACGTTTACTTCTCCTGTAGGCCCTGCCGGTACAGCTTCTTTATCTGTAGAAGTTGCTTTACTAGCTTCAACTCTAGCTGCTTTAGGAGTACCTCCTTCTTGCATCACTTCAGGTTGTGCTTCTGGTGTTTGCTGTGCCATCTGCATCTCTTGTGGCTGTTCTACAGGTTGCTCTGGCATAGGCTGTTCCATTGCTGGTGCTTCTACTGGCATCGCTTGTGGTAACACACTAGGGCTCTTATCATGTATAGACCTTGGTTTTAACATAGGTTTTAAATCATCACTCATAGAATTAGCAACTCTATCTTCATCAGACATACTTCTATACTCGTCTATAGTTATTCCCCCACCGCCTTCAGGCTCTAAATTTGGTTCTGGTGGATAATCGCCTGTTTCAGCCTTATAATTAAGAACAAAAAACCTTTCTACGTAAGGAACCAACCCTGCTATTTCTTTCTGTTCTTCAGGATCTAAGTTCTCCTGCATTCTCATAGCTGCATCCTGTGGTTCTACTGCCGGATCATTCTTAGTAAGAAAAGCAAAATCCATCTCACCAATACCTATTGGAGCATCTTCTGTTTCTGCTTCAGGTTGCATACCACCCATCATCTGTTGTTCTATAGCCATTCGCCACTTTCCATCATGTTTGCTAAAATGTTTGCTCTTGTTTTTACTTGACCTGCCCACTTGCTGTCTAACATTTCTGTCTTAGCTCGTTTGAAGTCTCCCTCTATTACAGCACCAAAGAAGTTAGGCCATTCTCTTTGATTAAATCTAGATACACCCATGTTAAATACCATGTCTATAAGCACAGTTTTTCTAACTTCATTCAAGTCTTTTATAAAACTCCAGTGGTCTATCTCTTTTAATACTCTATCTACATCATTGGATAGTAAAATCTTTGCCTCTTCTTCTGTAATACCAAGACCGTCTCCTGCGATGTTTCTACCTACACCAATAGTAGGATGTCCCACTAAGGTGTCACCAGCTCGTATCTCATTACCATTTGCATCATCGTACACTTTCAATCGCATACCTTCATGCAACACTAACTTTTCTAATAACTTTTTTCTCGTATCTTGATTTATCATTTTTTAAATTGTCCTATTGATTTCAGTCCGAAACTAGCACCGATACTTGCAAGGATACCCCAGCTTAACCAATCGGGGCAGTCTTCTCGTAAGAACCTAAACCCATCGGATAGATATGGCTGTGCAGCAGGAACGAAGCATGCTACTATGATGGCAATAAAGGTAATTGTCCAGAGCTCGTCTTTCCAGCTATCTGCTGATGCGTCCATTGCTTTCTCTTCCCAAGCACCATCTTGCTGTACACGTTTAACTTGTGCTTCAATCTTTGCTACTTCTAACTTCTGTTTTATCTCAGCTCTTTTCTGTTTACCCTTCAGCCATGTACCTGCTATGTTTGCTATCGGGCCTAAAAATTGTAACATACCTACTCCTATTAACCGTAAAATTTCTTATTAAATTTTGCTACTGCTTGCTGAAAGGCTTCTTGACTTT